GGCAATACTTCGTCTGCCTCTAATTTTGAATCTTCAATATTTTCAATAGTCTTTTGGTATACATCCCATGTTACGCCTTCTTCAGCGAGGGCTGCAATTATTTCTGTTTTGTTTTTTGAATTTGGTAGTTCAACCGCAAAGTCTTCGGCAACCTGACGTAATTCAGCAATTTTTAATGTCGAAAATGACATACATTCTCCTTTGTTCTTATCAATTATAGCATTGTAAAATTAAAAGGTAAAGGCCCCCAAAATATTAAATTTTAGAGGCCTCTACAAGATCTTCTTATTTAATTAAGAAGCTACCTTAACGTTCTTTACGACTACCCAAGCATCTGCTTGTTCAATCTGAACGCCAACACGAGTATAAAGTGTATACTCTACTGAGTCCTTACGTGGCCAGAAGAATCTGTATACAGTTACGTCACGCTTAATTCCAATAACAACGTTATTTGGGAATGAGAGGTGTACGTCACCATGATCTCCTGATGCACCAGTATGGGTACCAGTCTGAGTTTCCTTTAGAAGTGGGACTTCAACAATTGGAATACCAAATGCGAATGGTGCTACGTAACCAGCTGGTCCACCGAGTGGAGCAACATCGCCACGGATAACGCTAGAAGCGATATCTTGTGGGATTGTCTGGTTTGTACCAATGCTTTGTGTATATAGGAAGTCCTGAATAAGGTTTGATCCAGCAAGGAAGCGAAGGTCTGTACGACGTTGCTTGTACTTACGTGGAAGAGCCTTAAGTGCACTGTTGAATACTGCACGAGAGATATTAGCTCCCGCTGCATCTACAACGTGACCGTTAGCCTTTGACTTCTTGACAACACCATCAAATGCCTTATATAGGTCATCTGAAGTTGCAGAAGCATCTCCATTAAGAACTAGGTCCTCAATGTCATTTCCTGCTTGTGTTGCCATCAAACGTGCGATATGGTCCTCAAGATCTGGCCCTTCGATGTTGTCTTCTAGAGACTCTGTTGAGAGTTCCCAGTCAAGACGAAGCTTCTTAGTGGTCAGAGAAATCTTGGAGAATGTAACGCCTGCGTTTGATGCTGTATCGTTAGCTTCAGAAGCGACTTTCATCAACTTCTCGCCAACTCCGATACGATCAATCTCAGTTGTGTCAGCCTTCATTCTAACTGTACGTGCGACTTTACCAATAACGGTAGCGTCGAACACATAGTCAAGGAATCTTGCGGACTGCTCTGGATTTAGGAGACCACCTGTTTGAGTAGCTCCAACGTGAATGCCAGCACCAGTGATGGTCTGTCCATTCATGCCTGTAGTCAAAGTAGTATTTGCTGCTACTGCTTTTTCTAATAGTTCATTGCTCATTTTATTTCTTTCACCTGCCTTTTAGTTTAGAATGTCGTTCACGGAACCGAGGAAAGCGCCGCTCCATTTTGATTTCTTTACAAACTCTGTTGACCCGCCAAGGTCAGCAGACTTCTTAATTGCAGTATCACCCTCGACTGCTTCGATTCTCTTTTCTACGGAACCGATTGTTTCACGAATACCTTTTACGGTTTCGCTTAGTGTATTATGTTGTTCTGCCAAATCGATAATTCTTGCTTCAACACTCTTGCTAAAGGATTCTACAGTTTCTTTAACTGCAGCAACCTGTGCCGCATTTGTTTCTGCTGCCTTGGTAAGTGTATCGGACAAGAAGCCCTTAAGATCACCAATCATTTTTGCAAAATCTGTTTCTTCTGCAACTGCTGGTGCTGGCTCTCCTGCATTATCGGCGGCAACTTCTGCTGCTGGTGCAGCTTCTGCAACTTCTGATGCTGCCTCTTCGACTGCTGGAGCTTCTGGTGTAGCCTCTGCTACAACTTCTGCTGCAGGAGTTTCTGGGGTTGCTTCAACTGTTGCTTCTGTCATTGTTTCATCTGACATAGTTGTACCTCCTTTATTTATTTCGGTGTTGTTTTCAAGTTCATTTGCAGAACTAGAAATCTTTTTTACATGTGTTTCATAAACATAACGTACTGAATCTGCTTTATTAACATCATTGTTTTCAACCCAACCAATTACTTGCATTGGTTTTCCACAGGCTGTGCACTCTCGTGCTTCTTCTGTGTCTGAAACAACAACATCATCTGTTTGACAGAAAAATACGTTTGCTGCTGTAACTCCTGCTGAAATTCCTTTAAGAACCAATTTGCCATCTACTTTTTCAATTGAAAGAATATTGCATAATTGATTTGCAGGAGAATCTACAAGAGACAATTCTACAAGATCATAATCTTTAATAAATCTTACTGATGTTCCATCGGCTTTATTTACTTCTGTTTCCGCATCCTTAATTCTTCCACCAATTGAAAAACCAGAAAGTGTGCCGTCTAGAACTTTTTCCCAAGTGTCTTGTGCGCCTTTTGAAATATATGCGCTAACCCATACGCCATCATAAAAACTTTTTGTTACTGCATCAAAAAATGTTTCTGGTTTAAATGAAACAACTTTTCCAACCGCAATAGGTTGATGCATTTCACGGATGTTTCCTTTAAATCCATCAAATGCTTTAAGACTCGCTTCTGCTGTGACAACATCTCCTGTTTGGTCTACATTGTTTAATGTAGCAAATCCAGAAACAGTTCTGTTCTCTTTATTGACCTTGGTAAATGGGACACCAATAGATAGACGGGTGCCGTCACTAGACCAATTAGTTTTTTTAATGTCCATACTAAGTAAAGTATAGCAACCAGTAATTAAAAAGGCAAAGAATAGTCGCCTAAAAAATTACTATTCTGCCTGCCTTCCATCACCTTTTGCATTTCTGCCCTCCCCAGAAATATCGGGGGAATTAGCCTGTCTATTTTGAGAACGCTGTCTAGTATTACCTGCTTGAGCGGCCTGCTCGGCAGCATCTTGACCCTTTAAATCAACGACTTCGTCGCCTCCATCAATTGGGATCATACCCTTTCTGATTCTAACTTCATTAGGAGTAATTACCTGCATTCTCAAATATCTTTCATCAATCTTAGATTGAGTATCTTCATCTGTAAGGCTTAATTCGTTAAATTTAATTATCAAAGCATCTGTTTTTTCTTCAATAATTGCATTTAATTTCTTTTCAAGCCTCATTTGGGCTGGTCTACATACTTGCTCTTTAAATGTTTTATCAGCATCACGAGCAACTGCTAAATTGACACCTTCTGGTGTACCAACCTTATTAATTGGAACACGATGTGCTAAAAGCATTTCGTCTCTATTAGCTTTTCTATATTTGTCAAAAGAGCCTTCCTGAGTTCCAGCCTCAATTGGTTCCATCTTAAATTCAACTTTAGCCTCTGGAGTATCTGCTGGAAGTGGAATATAAAGGGATCTATGGTTCTTTCCTTTTAATCCAACCTGAAAGAACTCTAATAATTTTCTTTCTGATTCTGGAGAAAGCTTTGCGCCTTTTGCGGTAATAATATATCTTGGCACAGCCTTATTCTCAAAATAATCTAAATTATATTTAGCGGCAAATTCATTTCCAGCAACAGAGTTCTGTGCAGCAATAATGTCTGGTATTCCATAATATTGATTTACTGGAGTGTATTTTTTAAGATGAATAATTTCATTAGGTCTATCGCTTCCACCTAAAATTGGATTAGGAGTTTCTTGGTCCCCATAGTTTCTAAAGAATACTAACTTTCCATAAAGAAGTTGAACAAAGCCGTCTCTTAATCTACGTACTCGCATTGTCTTCGCAGGAATATGTCCAATATATCCGATATCTCCACGAACAGTTCTTCCTATTTCTATATAGCCATTTCCAGTAGACTCATAATCAGTCCAAACCTTAATAAGAGTTTCTTGAAATGTATCTTCGCTATTACATTGATCTAGCCAGTCTTGCAAATCCGATCTAAGCTTTGAAAGTTTTCTTCTTGCTCTTTCTAATTGCTTTTCATCTGTAATGCTATCTAATGCGTCATTTGTTTTTCTTGTTTCAATAAACTGCCAACCTAGACCAACAATGTTTGAAGTCTTTGCGTTGCATGCAGCATAATTATATGTTGATATTTCGTATAGTCTTGATAAATATTCTAAATTATAAACTGGCTCAATAACATCTAGGAAAGCGTATCCAGTGATTGCTTGGGCCAATAGGCTCTGTTGAGTTTGCGCTCCTTCTTTACCAGTAAAAGCTTTTGAAAGTTCTCTGCTAAGTTTGCGTCTAAAAGCTGGAGACATGCCAGCAACCTTTTGCAATTCTTCTGCAGACATTTTAAATTCATCAGATGTAACTTCATCTTGAGACTTTGAAAATCTAACCATATCAGCATATGTGCTTACACGTACATCATTGTCTTGAAATACTGGATCTTCTTCGTATTGAACTTTCATTATTTGTTTTTCCTGACCTCATCTTTGTATACGCCAATATCTAAAGGGTCTGGCGTTAAACCCCATTCTAATCTTTGCTTTTGATATTCAAACTCTTCGTCATCAATTTTTCGTCTGCCTGACAAAAATAGCGGACGGCCTTCATAAATGCCATAAGACCTAACTTCCCTTGCCAGAGCATCCATTCTAGACTTATTGCCTTTCATTGATGTAACTGACAAAAAATTGCCATCGTCGTCGCCAATCCATCTTCCGTCTGGCATTTCCCAGACATAGATTCCAAGAGTGGTCTCTTCGATTATCTGCTTGTTTATACCTTTGATTTCCATTACTTCATTTTACCATTTTGATGTGTATAAGTCCAGATTTTGTCAACTAGTTTGACAAAATTATGCACTGGATACTATTAAATAGTCTTGATTATAGGTTGTTACTCCAGATTCTGTCAGGCCCAGTGACGAATCTGAAACAGAAATAGAGGGTTTGCCACAATATGTATCGTAATGGAAGGCAACATCTCCTGGAACAAACTGGTATTGGTATAAACCTATATTTTGATAATTACATACGGGGCCATAATTTGTATTAGATAAGTAATTAAACTGTAATACATTTTGTGCTGGTGAACTTAAAACAAGCACTACGTGATGTGGCTCATTTAATACAAATTTAGATTTAATATTAGTAACAGAGGTGACATCCTCTTCATTTATGTAAACCTTGGATATATTGGATTTTATTGCTGTGTTTCCAGCCCATCCAAATTTAGACTCTGGATCTGGACAATAAAAAACCATATTGTCAGCAAGGCTGGTCGGGGTAAACATAAACTCTACAGTGCTTATGTCCAAATCTATATCTACCTTAAATCCTCCTGTGCCACAAGTTTTTAAACCAACATTTGGATGTCTAATTAAAACTGGATAACTAAAATTGGCAGCATCATATTCTTTTTCTGATGTAGCGTAGTATCCATAATTATGTGCATATAATTCTTTTTTAGAATAAAACAAAACTCTAAATAATGAGAGTCTTGGAAAATCAATTTCAGAATCATCGGTTGTCATTGTGATTCTAATATATACCAAGCTATCTCCAGTATAGTTTTCTTTATTAAATTGTGGAAGGGAAGATCCGTTTATACATTGTACCCATGTTGTATTGTCTATGGATGATTCCACAGTTATATTCTTATCCCCCTTCCACTCTATTTTTGAACTAATAATTGGGGTTGAAGTTGGAACGTTAAATACGTCATTAATTATAAATGTTTTTGGACCTGTAGATTTTTTAAATGAAATATATTTATTTACTTCATCATAGTATGTATTTTCATCTATAAAAGATTGCCATTGCACGTCTTTGTTGTATTGATATATAAAAACTGGTGCAATATTTTGGCCATGTAAACCTAATAAAATGCCATTGTCTGGAGCAACAATATGTATGGGCTGTGTATGATCTAGGCCAGAGTTAAAATGTTCTGCTATTTGTTCTGCAGAAAGCTTATATCTATAAATGGCTGGGGCATCTATTAAAAAATAGTCCTGAGCATCATTGGTTGGACCGCAAGCAATTGACAAAGTATTATTGGTAAATTTAAAAGACTCAAGCAAACGGGATGTGGCTAATGAACCATCTACATATATAGACATAGAATTAGTTCCGTAGCAGGCAACAATATGCATTGCTTTTTCTGCAAATGATAGCTTATAAATTAAAGATTGAGAGTTTACTTTAAAAATAATGTTTCCATTAAAATAAAATAGCCCTATGTTGTTGGTAGAGTCTGCAAATATAGGTGTCATTGAACCAGATGATATATTTTGCTTTAGCCAGATTTCTAAAGAAAAGCTATTGTCTGAATAGTCTGAAGTAGCAAAACCACCTTTGCCTACTTCTTTATAAAAATTTTTTGTTACTGGACAAGTCACATAACTAGTATTAGTTATTTTAGTTGCGTTACTTCCTCCATATACTAAAGGCATTATGTTTCCAGAAAATGTTCCTACATAAGATCCATTATTTCCAGAACCAGAAATGTCAATTGTATTAGAAAATATAGACTCGTCCAAAGGCCAGAAAGCCATGGGGTTGTCTTTAATTACATTAAGATGATATGACATTGCTCTCCATTATATCGTAACCTGAACAATTGAGGCAAGTAGGGAGTTACCGTAATCTGGGTTCCAACCATATCCAACCAAATTATATGTACCAGAAGCAATATTTGTTATATCATAAGAGCCAGAAACATTATTAGTAGATTGGTCATATCCAAATTTTTGTTCAATGGCGTTTGACACAGAACCTCCACCTGTTGTTTGTAATATTAATGAAATTGCCGAAGTATTTGATCCTTTTGTTGCTGTAAAGTTTATATTGTTTCCACTTTTTGTTGTAGAATTAATTACCATACTTGATGGAGCTGCTGCAAATACTGTAGATATTACTTCGCTTGTTTTAGAATTAGCAGAATATTCATTATTGTTGTTGCCAAATATTTGTATATAATAGTTAGTTCCAGCAGTTAATCCAGTTAAAGATGTAGACTCTGTTGACACAATTTTTGTAGTTACATATGCAGATGTTCCTGGTTTATATATACCAATAAAATAAAATGGTGAGTCTCCTCCAAACCATTGCATATTTAATTGCGTAGACTGTCTTCCATTAACTGAAGCAGTAGTAACTGTAGAAGGTTGTAGAAGATCTTTGATGGGACCATATGCGTTGTCTGCAGAAACAAACGAGCTTGTACCAGCAGCATTTGTAGCAGAAACTTTTAGTCTTATAGATCTAGAAATTGCAGAAGAATTTGCAGTGTAATTTACCGATGTTCCATTAAAAAAATTGTTTCCATTTGTATCATACCATTGGTATGCATAAGATGTAGGACTGTCGGTCCAAGAACCTACTTTTGCTTTAAAGACAGAACCTACATACAAATTGTCATAAGTAATGGAAGGCTTAACTGTATTTGTTGGTGTTGATATAGTACCTGTATAATCTGAATAGCTAATTGTAATTTCTGTATTGACAAGAGCTGCCGTTCCAGAAACTGGATTTTGTGCATAAATTTGTTGATATGTTTTGTTTGGATCAGATGTTGTTATTTGAGTTATATTTGAATATCCAGCCTGTTGTAGTCTTGTAACCGCTTCAGATAAGGTAAGTCCAATAACATTTGGTACCGTTCCATATGATGGTGCTGAAAGATATTGTGTAAAGTCTAATCTAACTGTTCCTCCGCCAGCCAAATTTGCTCCAGCAGTAGGAGATTGTGCTGTAACATATCCTCCAGGATAGTCTAAATAAAACTGGTTATTTGAGGCTGAAATTGTTCCGTCTCCATAAACATAGCCAGATGCAGTTATAATTGCTTTTGCAGCATTTACAGAAATACCAATTAATTCTGGGACAATTTGAGTAGTAGAAATATTTTGACTAGCAGTTGCAATACCATTTCCAATTGCATTTACTGCTCTTAATGCTACTTGATAAGATGTACCTGGAGTTAAATTTGAAACTGTAATAGGTCCAGTATTTGTAAAATCATTTGTCCAAGTAACACCATTATTAAGAGAATGTTGATATCTTATAATTTGAGATCCGCCATCGCTTGCTGGTGGAGTAAGATCTATTCTAAAAGATGTATTGGTAATAAATGATACTGTAAAAGATGGAGTTCCTGGAACAACTGCTGTTCCGCCTCCTCCTGATGCAACGGGCGCTTTTGTAACTCCAGATGAAGATGCAGAATTTCCTTTTGCATTTACTGCTCTTATATAAAATGTATAGTTAACATTATTTGTTAAACCAGAAACAGTAAATGTATTGTTTACTGGTAAATTAATATTTATCCAAGTTGCACCATTTGTTATACTATACTCATATCTTAAAATTGGAGACCCACCATTACTTGGAGTCAAAAAGGTTAGTGTAACAGCAGAATCTGTAGATGTAGCATTAGACCATAGTGGGGCATTTGGAACCGTGCTTGTATCAATTGGCGTAGATGTATAGAGAATAACATCAAGCCTCACGCTTGAACCAAATGCCAGTAGTGTTCCAGAAGATGCTGAAGGTGCAGGTGCTTGAGCTGAAACATATCCTCCCTGAGAAAGATATTGTTGAAAACCAATGCTGTTAGAATAAATATAATTTGGATCAGGAGTAAATCCAGCATTTCTTAACAATAATGATGCTGTGTCATAATTTAAACCAACTAAAGAAGGGACATAGCCAAGTAATTGTCCAGTTCCACTTGAAACTTTAATTGTAGATCTTGAAATTGCGGTGTGGGCATTTTTAGAATTTAAATTTCGAAAACCATAGGAACTTATATAATTTGTGTTCCAATTAAATATATTTTTTGCTTTTATGTTTAAAGTATTTATTACATTTCCATACTGTTTGTATGCCATTGCATATCACCTTAAACTATGCCGTCTCAACAGGATTGAATATTTCTACTCCAGAGATAATAAAGTTAAGTCCGTTTGCCACATTAGCGTGAGCATAAATAGCTTCTCCAGGATATACAACCTGGTTTAGATCAATAGTTAACACTGTGTTTGCGTCTACCTGAACATCTCCAAAAATTTTATATTGTTCTTTAAGAACTTGTCCAGAGGGAACAAGATACATAGAGAAAGTTAGAAGTCCATTAAAAATATTAGCAACCAATAACTGTTTCATTATTGATTTTTGATCAAATGTATAAATATTTTGTGGTGTTGTAGTTAGAGTTGTTGGGTTTCCAAATCTTTGTGGGGCATAATATTCATATGTTATTGGCATTATGTCTCCTAGCTACCGTAAGTAATTGACCACTTTGACATTAAATCACGTTCAACGCTATTAATTTCAGATGCAGTCAAAACTCTGTTATAAATTAAAAGTTCTCCTATTGCAAAGTTTCCAAATGAGGACAAATATTTTCCAAGGGACTGTCCAGACATTCCAGAAATTAATCCAGAAGATGCTCCAAGTCCTTCGTCTGCGGTATTTCTTCTAATTCTTCTTTCAAATGTTGAAGAATCAAATGTTACTAAATAAAGCTCTGGAACACCAGCATTTACTACATTGACAATTGCATTTTGGTCATCATTTCCAAGACCAAATTTATATGTGTTAGAAGAAACATATCCAAGTATTAGATTATTTCTAGTTCCTGTTCCTTGACCACCAATTACATATTGGTTTGCTGATCCAGCAGTTTTTGTAGCAACGTATGCTATTGTAAAAGATGATCCAGATATATAACCAAGAGTTTGATCTGAAAATGGCATATTAAATGCTGTTCCGTCAAAGTATACAGCACCTAAACCATTAATTCCTGTAGGTAAAAATGTTGGTTGTTGCGCTGCTGTATTTTGAACAAAATTTCTTCCATTAATTGTTTTGTCTTTCCATAAAGAAACTTTATTATTTCCATCTCTTGTTACTGTTCCAGGTAAGGCTGCGTCTACCCAAAGTTGTAGTCCATTTTGTGTAAAACGATTTCTTCTAAATATAGAACGATGATTAACAAACATTATTTAGATGATTCCTCTGCTGGTTTTTCTGGCCATTCAATTTTTGAAATCAAATCTGCCGAATCTTTAATTTTTTCCAAAGCTTTAATGTAATCTTTTGCCGCTTTATCAGTTCTTCCAGAAACAGACATTAGTTCAAAATCTACGTGTGCATCTATGTTAGACTTAATTTCTTCTTTACTAAGCTTTTCTTTTTTAACAGAATATACTTTTTTGCCTTCAATATAAGGTTCTACTGAAATTAATTTTTCTGTGTCAGAGTCATAATCTATTTTTGTTACAACTTCAATAAGATTATTTTCTTTAATTACAGATTTTAAACCTTGTTCGCCAACAGACACATTTAGAATTTGCTCTGCTGTGCCGTATGTGACAATCTTATTGTCTTCAATTACGGCGTACATATTAAGCGCTCTCTTTTACGTAGTAAGTAATTAAACAGGTCCCTGCGCCACCTAAGCCAGAACTGTTTCCTTCTTGGCAACCTCCGCCGCCGCCGCCAGTTCCATCTATACCAGATGCTCCAGCAGTTCCATATGGGCTATACGAAGTTCTTGAGCCACCATTTCCACCGCCATTTGAACCTGCTCCCATACCCCAATCTCCGCCGCCTCCGCCGCCGCCGCCAAATCCATATAGTCCAGGTCCGCCATTTCCACCGCAACAATTCTGATCTGATGACGAGGCCTTATACTCTCCAGAACCTCCCATAGAAGCTCCTTCTCCTCCATTAAGTCCAGAAACGTTATGTGAGCCCTGCCCACCATAAGTGTACCAAGAGTGGTGCATCATCATGCAACGACCATGCAATCCTCCGCCACCTGCGCCACCGCCACCGCCACCAGCAGAGTGTGAAGCTTGGCCACCGCCACCGCCAGAAGATCCACCGCTACCTTGTCTTCCAGTCTGTCCATAAGCGCCGCCTCCGCCGCCTCCGCCTGCAGTCAAGAATGAACCAAAGGTTGATTGTCCTCCGTCTCCACCATTTGTATTATTGTTACCAGAAACTCTTGAACCACCGTTACCAATTGTAACAAGAATATTTGAACCAACTGCTACCGAAGAAATATCTACGAATCTTCTAATAACTTGTCCACCACCACCGCCACCGCCAGCGTGACCAGATGAATGGCAACCTCCGCCGCCTCCGCCGCCACCGACCAAAATTACTTCTACTGAAGACATTGTGTTTGCTGGACGTGTCCAGTTACCAGTTGAATTAAATTTAACCGTTACTGGCTTTAAAAGCTTTGTTTGAACTCCACCAGTAGCAGAAATTACAGATGCTAAAGTTGAATTTGAGTTTAAAGCAATCTGCATATTTGATTGCATTGTGCTATCTAGTCCTGGTAGTACTTGTAACTTTGTGGTGGAATTTACAGCCATTTTTATTTATCTCCTATACGTTAAGATCGGCAAAAGCGTACGCACCATAAATTGTGGTACCGCCGTCTCTTGTGAAAAAATTCAATACTGTTGTATTGGTTGAAAGCAATGGTGCTACGTTAGAAGCTCCACCGCCATCCCATTTAACTGCTGCTGGCCAAGTAACTGTGTAAGAGCCACCAGCTTTAATTTCTACCTGCCAAAATGCTGCTTTACCTGTAGTAGGAATGTTTGTGAATGCTACTGTCATGTTACCGCTTGCTTGCATTCTAAAAACTCCATCTTCGGCAATATTGCATGTTGCAGTTCCTCCAGCAGCAATTGTTCCAAGATTAATAAATTCAACAGGAATGTTAAAATATGTATAACCTTGTCCATTTATTGGTGCCTGTAAGTATGTGTATGTCCAAAGTGCAGGGCTAACTGCTTCTGGAATTGATGTAATCGGCATTATTCATTTCCTCCTGTTTTTGGTGCAGGAGTTACAGCAGGATCATTAGCTGCCTCTTCTGCCCTACGTGCGATATCTGCTTCCATCATTAATTTTGCTTCTTCTAAGCTTTCTTCTGTTACTGTATCTACTCCTGGAGCTGGAGCGATAAATTTTTCTCCATCCCATGAAAATCCTGGAGAAACAACATCATATGGATGTGATTCATCTACCCAATCAGTTGCATCAATTAAGTCGCAGTCTGAAAATTGTGCTTTTACATCTACCAAAAGGCTGTCATAAAGTTCTCCTTTTTCTGGAAAAACAATAGTATTTATAACTGTGCCTTCTTTTACTAACGCCATATTTCTGCGTTCACTCATTATGCATTCTCCTTTAACCAATAAGTAATAATACATGCTCCGTCTCCACCAAGTCCTGAGCAGTCTCCATTATCTGCACCGCCACCGCCACCGCCAGAACCATTTTGTCCAGGCTGTCCAGCAGTTCCATACGGACTTCCATTTCCTGCGCCACCTGCGCCACCACCGTTTGATCCGTTGCCCATTGCGTGACA